TAGATACCCATCGCAACATTGATACCTGTGGTATTTGCTGTCATTGCATTACGACCAACAGCCGTTGAATCACTGCCTGTTGTTGCAGCACCAGCATTAGTACCTATAAATGTATTATAAGAACCAGTTTGATTGGCACCACCAGCATGACCACCTATAAAAGTATTTTCACCACCTGTAGTAGTTGCATCACCTGCTTGATAACCTAAAAATGTATTACTAGCACCTGTTGTTACTTGTCTACCAGCATCATACCCTACACCTGTATTATAAGAAGAAGTTGTAAGCGCACCTAATGCCCCTCTACCTATAGCAACATTTACTGTACCTGTAGTTGAAGTATTTAATGCACCATATCCAACAGCCGTATTAGATGCACCTGTATTTACTGCACCTCCAGCATCATATCCAATAAAAGTATTTGCATCGCCAGTTGTAATAGCATCACCTGCACCAGAGCCAATGCCTACATTGTTTGCTCCAGTTGTATTCGCAGTTAGAGCATTATAGCCTACAGCAGTATTGTTAGATGCTGTCTCATTAAGTTTTAATGCGTTATAACCTAGTGCTGCGTTGTAGCCTCCACTTGTATTAGTGCCAAGAGCTTCCTGTCCAACAGCGGCATTTCCAACACCAGTAGTAGTCGCATCACCACAATTAGAACCTACGAAAACATTTACGCCTCCTGTAGTAATTGCCCCACCTGCATTAGTACCTATAGCTGTATTATATTCTGCTGCATAGGAACTTCCCCCTAAAGCATTATAACCTACGGCAACATTATAGGATTCTGTATCAAATCCATCACCAGCCCCATATCCAATTAAAGTATTTTGGTCGCCTGTGGTTAGAGCCGTACCAGCTTCATCGCCAACTGCTACGTTGTAGTTACCGCCTGACGTAATTGAATTACCTGCATTAACACCTGCAGCAAAGTTAGATGTACCTGCTGTTTTCTTTTGTATGTCAGCAGTAAATACTGCATTACCAACAACTGTCACAGTAGATGCAAAGTGAGCAGCCCCTCCAACTGATACAGTGCTTTGTAGATTACTAGCACCAACTACTGTACATGGACCTAACACATGTAAAGCTCCTGATACTGATACAGCATCATCAAATGTAGATTTACCTGTTGTAAATAAAGTTCCACCTATAGATGTATTACCTGCTATATCAACATTACCTGATACAGATACTGCATCTTCAAAGACTGCTGCACCTGCAACTGTTACTGTTGAAGCAAAGTGTGAAGCCCCACCTACACTCAATGTTGATGCTAGGCTAACTGCACCTGTTACACTCAGAGTCCCACCTATTGATACATTACCACCTACAGCTAAGTCACCTGATACAGAGACATCACCATCATAGGTAATACCACCTCCAGCAAAGAACGTACCACCTACTGATACATTACCAGCTACATCTAAATTACCACTTACAGATACACTATCTTCAAAGATTGCTGAACCAGCTATTGTTACTGTAGAGTTAAGTTGTGTAGCTCCACCTACAACTAATGCACCAGAGACTGATACATCATCTTCAAACTCTGCTTTACCTGTAATATTGCTTGTACCACCTATAGATGTATTACCTGTAACATCAAGTGTACCACCTACTGTTACATTACTTTTTAAAGCTGCAGCACCTACTACTGTTACAGTAGAAGCAAACGTAGCTGCTCCTCCTACTGAAGCAGTGCTTTGTAAATGTGTAGCTCCTACAATAGTTGTAGTTCCACCTACTATTAAATTACCTGATACAGAGACATCATCTTCAAACTCTGCTTTGCCTGTAATATTACTTGTACCACCTACTGATAAATTAGCAGATACAGCAAAGTTACCTGCAACTCTACTATTAACAACAGATGCAGTAATATTAGTTAAGTTAGAACCATCTCCATAATAAGCAGATGCACATACTCTTGCATTAGCAGCCTGTAGATTAGTTCCCCCTATAGTAACAGTACCATCAACATTTAAATTACCAGCTACAGATACATTACCAGCAGCCTTTATATTACTTACAGATACATCACCTGATATTTGAGGTCCACTAATATTAGTTATATTAGAACCATCACCGTAGTAAGCAGATGCACAAACCTTTGCATTGGCAGCTTGTACATTAGCTCCTACTATTGTTACTGTACCTCCTACAACAAGACCACCACTGACTGATACATCATTATCAAATGTGGCTGCGCCTGTTGCCATTAGTGTTCCACCAATAGAAGTATTACCAGCTACATCCAAGGCACTTTGTATTGATACATCAACTGGTGTTCCCGCCGCTGAAGTAGTAAATTCTGTTTTTGTACCAAATGTAGAAGCACCAAGAGCTTTAAATGTACCACTAACTGATACATTATTTTTAAATGTAGCAGCACCTTCTACTGTAACTGTAGACTTAAAGGTAGCTGCACCAACAGCCGTTACAGTGCTTTGAAGCTGTGTTGCTCCTGATACTGTTACTGTAGAACCAAACTGTGCAGCACCACCAACTGATACAGCGGCCTGTAAATGAGTAGCCCCTACAATTGTTGTAGTACCACTGACATAAAGATTACCACCTATAGTAGCATTACTAACTGATATGTTACCTGCAATCGTAGCAGTAACACCTGTAATATTAGAACCATCGCCGTAGAAGGCAGATGCACAAACTTTATCATCAACATGGATATTACCATCAAGAGATACGTTACCTGTTACAGCAAGAGTCCCTGTAAACTTAGCTGCGCCTGTAGCAAGCTGGAAAGAACTATCAGTTCCATCTCCAGTTTCAATAGTTTGAAGACCAGCACTTACGCCAGTATTAGTACTTACACCAACTCTTAGTAGTTGTTTATAAGTATTAGCAATTGTTTTTCCGGTTAGTTCTGTCATATTAGGTTCCAATACTTGTCTGTGTCTTCCCAATTAGTTGTAGCTTCTGACCATGTTAGGTTCCTGCCGCCTGTGTCAGGGCGTGGGTCACGTATTGCAGGGTTATCTCTAACGTCAGGTATTTTATTCTGTGGATGGTTCTTTAAATCAAACTGTCCTTCAAAGTCTTCAGGACATACCAACATACCATAGCTATTAAAACGCATTATTCTATGTGGATAAACAAACCCACATGTATCACACATAGCCAGTGCATTTTTATTACTTGCCATTATACATACCTTAGTCTAGGCACAACTTTCATAGTTGATCGTTCTCTGTCTTCTTGGAAAGCTCTAGCTAATAGTTCTTCATAATTAGTTTTTAACATTTGTATTCTACCTGCCTCTACACCGGGACGTTTCATTGACATATAGTATGCCAAGCCACAAGTTAGGGGTGGTAGGAAACGTGTAGGCATGTCTGCATTCTGTCCAGCAGATTTATCTATATCTTGTAACTCACTAATGCGTTCAATCTTCATTATGTCAGTAGAGTTCTCAGGTATAGGCCATACCGAAAGAACAGGATTATCTCTTCCCCTGCGTATAGAATACTGAGAAGGTCTGCCTGTTTGTGTTTTATTAGGTATTAGTAAATATTCTTCAGGTGAGATACGTTCTAGTTGTAGGTCTGTACTGTCTCTATTAAGCACAACCTCAAGAGCATCTATAGTAGAACTACTAAGATCATAGGTTGTTGTACTTGCTGCAACAGTAACAGCAGTAGTCTCTGTAGTCCAGAGAAGAACTCCTCTGTTCTGCCAATCTTTTAACATAAGATTTATAGAACGTCTAGCCGAAGCAGGTTCATGACCAAGGGTTTGTTCTCCCCCAATCATCTCAGTTGCTTCTTGGATTACTTGATCTATATCAAGATTAAAATTATATGTGCCTGATACTGCCATTATGTCCTATACTTTCTTGTTTTCTTAGCTATTTTTTTTGGCTGCTTCACGAACTGCTTCCCTGCAGCAGTCCCTTTTCTCTTTGCTTTGGTGGTCGCTGCATATTCCTTTGATGACAGTGCCTTGATTGCTTTCTTGGGAAGATACCGTTCTCCTGTCTTGCCACTTGGTTTGCCTGACTTGGTTGTCCATTTTTGCTTTGTCCATTTTGATAGTTTATTACTTGGTTTTTTCTTACCTGAGTAAGTACCACCTGCATCTTTGTAATACTTAGTTGCTAGTTGCATGCCCTTGCTGAATGTTTACCACCCATTTTAGCCTTGGCTCTAGCTTTAGCAGCAGCCCATTTCTTAGGATCACGCTTCTTGGCTATTGCCATTATTTTCCTACTTTCTTCATTGCCTCTTTATGAGCAGCACCAAAAGTTTTTCCACCTCTCATCGCCTTTTTCATACTAGTCATGTGTTTTGCAGTATGATGTTTTGCATGTCTTTTTAAAGCTTCTCTTTGCCTTATCGTAAGAAGATTAGAAGTTGGCTTCTTTTTTGGTCTTCCTACTTTAGAACCATATGTACCTTTACCTTGTGGCATTAACACCTCCACCTTTTTCTAGCTTGTCTTAACCTACTATTAGGATTCTTAGCAGCCTTGAAACTTCTTCATTTG